ATCGTATCCGTTTTTAATAGCGAATGATTCTTTTTTAATAGACGAGAAATTAAATTTTGTATTTTCCATTAGTTTTGATAAGTATTAAATGTTCCATTTTCATTACTGGATACATAATCAGTTATATCTGGGTCATTTGAACCTGACACCCATACTCTTTCAGTATCGATAAATCCACCATCTACTTTTTTATCAAAGTATTCAGAAAAGATGTTCCATATATAGTCTGCTCTTGCAATTGGAAATGCATTATTATCAGCCCATTTTAGTGCTGTAACATCCCAAATAGCTGGATCAAATGTTTCAATCCATGGTGATATATCTGCAAACCATTGTCCTGATGCTGTTGGTGCTAAATTTTTACTAGATTCTACTAATATCCATCCGTCACCTCCTTGGGTTTTATTAGATATAATACTACCTGATATTTCCCATTTTGATTGATCATAACTACTTGTTAATGAATAAAGCACTTCTGATGCGCTAACTGTTCTGTTAACCCATAAGGCGTTTGTTTCTTCTCCACTTGAACTATAGTTTAATCTAATCACAGTAATAAATATGTTTTTATTGTAAGATAATCCTAAAATAGGGAGTAGAGCTAATGTCTACTCCCTTTTCTAGAAAATATTTTGTGTTATGAGGATACTGCTATCCCTGTTAACACTGCACTTAAAACAGATCCACTTACTTCACTTGCTGGAAACGGCTCGTCTCCTGTAAATGTTAGTGTGTATCCATTAAGATCTCCAAAAGCTGTCCCGGTTTGTCCAGTTCCACCCGACAATGTCATACCATTTTCTTGACCAATGTAGAAAAATTGTCCTACACCACCATCTTCGGTACCATTATTCGTTTGAACTATCATCTTAAGGTCTGGATTTTGAGCCAATACCTTAACTTGATTACGAGTTGACGACTGTAGTTTTTGGAATGGTGCGTTTACTACTTGTTCGTAATAAACAGTTCCATTTTCAATACTACTGTTAATAGTTTCTGTAAAGTCACCTGTGTTTTTAGCTAATTCAAATAAGAAGAATTCACCTGATCCACTAATGTCTGTTATTAAACCATTATCTGCGCCTGTAACTGAAACAACTGAACCGCTTAAAATATAAATTTGTCTTAATCCACCCATATTATCACGACATCCGAGTTGGAAGCCTGATGTAATGTCACAATTTGCCATAATTTTTTAAGTTTTAGTTGTTAATAATCGGTTAAGCTTAGGCTAAATCGTTAGACACATAGTAATGGGCGTGACCAATTTGAGTTCCTAATTTGTTTCTTAGTCTATACTTGATTGAATCAGAGTTGATATCATACCATAGTTGGTAGTTACTTGTATCTGAAGTTAAATCAGTTCCTACGTACATATCTGATGCAGGTCCTAATACTACTCTTTCTGAGTTTCTTAGACCCCATCCACCTACGATAACTACGTTTGGATATCCTGGTAATGGCACTTCATAGTATCCACCTCTTGACTTCACAGTTGTTGGGTCAAAATGGAATAAATTCTGAGTTGTTAAACCATTAATGATTCTTTGGAATACAGAGATACCACAGAAGAATGTTAAATCTGGAGCATCAGCTACGTTAGCGTCGATACTAGAGATCATTCCTGTTAATTGCTCGTATGCAGTTGAACCTGTAATTGCAGTTGCAGAAACACCTGTTGCTACGTTTACATTTGCAGTTGATCCAGAGATAAGAGCTTTAAATCCATCAGCTTCAGCTGTTACAGTTGATCCTGCAAATTCAGCTCCAGCTACTGCGTTCCAGATAAAGTCATCATTTGATTGTTGAGCTTTTGCTACTAATTCAGTAGTTAAGTCATTTAATAGACTGAAAGTCTCTTCGTAAGATCCTTCAGGTAGTGCAGATATACCTAAGTATTTCTGTGTTAAAGATTGCAGATTCCATTGGTCGAAAGCTGTTCTTTTAGTAACGGTAATATTTCTTTGAGAAAATACTGCTGAACCAGAAGGAGTAGTTACTGCATCTCCACCTTGGAAATACGGGTCTACTGCTATCTTGTTTAATGGCTCTTGATATTTAATTCCTTCTTGAATACTTACGTACTCAGCTGTATTACCTTTGTATACAGTTTGAAGAACAATCTTACCTGCTACTTCGTTGTTAAAATCGCCTAAAGCGGCTACATTTAATCCCATAATAGTAATTGTTTTTGTTTGTTAGTTTAATTATTTTTTAGACAATTTTTTCAACATTGCGTTGTATCTTTTGTCTGCTTTTGTTGTTGCTTCCACTTTCGCGAATTTAACGTTTGGTATAGTTTTTGCTGCTGCTGGTTCTGCTGAAAAAGATGCCATCTTGTCTTTCATCGACTTCATTTCGTCCTCGATTACTGCCATTTTGACTTTAATATCTTCTTTCATTTCCTCAACTTTAGCTTCAACTACCTCTCCTATTAGTTCAACAACGTCTTCTAATTTTATTTCAGATAGACCTTCTCCTTCAATATCAGCTTTTTCGTCTTTAATTCCGTCTAGATATCCTTCTTCTTCAGCGTCAGTTCTTGCATCCATTTTTTCATCTTCTTTAGATGCGAATGCTCCTTCGTCTGCTTTATCACCTTTCTTTTCAATGACTACGTCATCTTTATCTTCAACAGCTAGGTCGGCAGAGCCTTCACCTTTTGCATCTGGATATTTAAGTCCTGTGATTTTAGAATCTTTATCTAGGATAAATTGGATTCCAGAAGTTGATACGTGTTCTCCCTCAGGTGCTTTAACCATTTTTCCATCTTTGTCCTCTATAAATAGAGTTTGTCCGATGGCAAATTTGCCTGCTTCTTCGTTAGATACTTTCGATCCGTCTTCTAGTTCCGCTTTATCGAATTTTTCAACGTTTGCTTCTACTAAATTAAAGTGTTGTTTTACTAACTCTTTTAATTCAATTTTTGTCATAGTAAAAAAATTAATTGATAAGTTAATGCGTTCCTTTGTTGGAACACTTAGCGATACATATATTTCTATACTTCCTTATCAAAATCTGTTGGCTTCTGTTGAGAGAGTTTGTATATTGCATACGTATAATAAAATAACAATAAAAATAATATTATGAGTGTAAAAGTAAATGAAAAAGGCGTATGGCCTAAAGTATGTGTTGATTGTGGAATTGAATTAAATCCCGGTGTAAACTGTTATTTATCAATGTATAAACGTGGTTCTTACAAATGTAAAGCATGTAAAAAGAAACAATCAAAAGCAGAACATAAGAGATATTGGGAAATACCTTCCTATAGACAAAAGAAAGCTGATTATATAAAGGAATACCATGATTTAGATGGTGCTGGAGTATATGCTATATATGAAAATGATGAATGTATTTACATTGGTGAATCTCATAAAATTAAATCACGTGTAATTGGTCATTTTTCTAAGCATATTAAAAGGAATGAAGAATATTTTCAACCACCAATCCCATTAGATTTAAAGAAAGGTTTAATAGATAGAGAACATTTGTCTTATGATATACTTGAGCCAGAAAATGACAAATTAACACGTCAAACACGTGAGACTCACTACATACAAGAGCACATCGCCAAGCATGGTAAAGCACCTAAATACAACACGTATAAAACAAAATAGAAAAAGAATGGCGTCCTAGGATTAGGGCGCCAAACTTATGAGAAGAACTCTCTTAACAATAAAAATAAATAATGTTCACAATGGAAACATGAACATCTATAAATATATCCTATTTTTTATTTTCCCATTGTTGTAAGCATACCACGAACCTTTGTTTTCCATCTGGAAATTCGCTTTTCATTGTTGTGTCTCTGATGCATCTGCTTAAGAATGTATCTTTGTCTTCTTTTAAGTTTGGTTTAGCTAGTGGCATATTCGTATTCTTTAGATTGTATAATTGTTTTATCGGCAAATATTCCCTCAACACTAAAGCCTTTTACTGCCCCTGTCTTGATATATTTGTCCCATATATCTTTACTATTTACTTTATAGATACCGAACCAACTGCCTTTGTTTAATTTGTATCCGTATGAGTTAGATTTATCGTTATCTGGGTCTGTTACTAACCATGATTCAACTAATGTTAAATCACTAACAGATTTATTTGGGTCGTGTTCTATATTTACTGAATCAATTAATTTATTTTTCATCAGTTTATATGATAATTTTTTAATACCTTCTGCATCAAAGAAAACCATATATTTGTTTCCTTCCTCATCAAATCGAGGTATTAATTTATCTGCAACCATTAATGGTCCAGCTAATTCATATTTGTCTTTACTAATGCTAAATTGAAATTGTCCTTCAGGTACACCTGCATCTATTTCAGCTTGTGTTCTTGCTTTAGGTGATACTTGACCTGCTTGTTGTGCTCTAGGTCCACCTAATATTTCTTCTAGTATAGGATTTTTTACAGCACGTTTATTACTTGTATCTTCTCGTTTAAAGAATTTCTGTACCCATGAATGTCTACAATTATATGATCCTTTATATGTAAATATATCGTATGTAGAAAATTCATCATTAGCACCAAATAATGACATTTTATTTATGTCTTCTAGTCTATATAATAAATCAAGGTTTAGTACTTGTCTACAGAATGTTCTATTTTTAGAATCTCTAGGTCCATTATATTTGTATAGTACTTTAAATTGTGAAGTATCTTGTAATGAACCATCATCTGGATTTGAATCGCTACGTTTTACAGCGAATTCAGCGTATAACGAGTTATTAAATTCATCTTCATCAATTTCTACCCATCCAGCCGCATCATTATCTTCTGTGTTTTTACCCACTGATTTTAATGACTTAAGTAATTGTGCTTTTTGATCTTCAGTAAAGTTATCAAAATGTTTTTCTGTATGAAATTCTAATGGTTTAGATTCCTCAGTTTTTTTTAACATTTTATCTGTTGCCTCTGTATGTGTTTTACAAGGCATATAATAAGTTGTACCACCTACTTCATGTGTATGAGTACCTCCACAGCCAATGTTATTAGCCATTTGTAATGCTTGATTTTCATTTACGAATACTGGTATACCATCTATTTCTTTAACATCATTAAATCGTCCCATTTCTGACATAATAATATCTTGGTTATTATCTTTTAATTCGCCTGCCATACGTAATTTCTTAGTAGCCCAAGGTAATGCTGCAGGTCCTCCCCATAGTAAATAACTGATGTAACCACAGGCATTATAGTCGCTTCGTTTAACTGCTAAATCATAGTTATCCTTTTGACGCATTAAGAATGATCTCATTCGTTTAATTGTATCAAGGGATAAGTTCTCACCATTAGCAAGTTGCTGAGCACGAACCTTACCTACCTGAGTAGCGCATTTATTCTTATTCTCTTTGTTTCGTTTAATACCTTGTTTCGCTGCCTTAATTGCTGCCTGAGGGTAGTCATTATATGTTTCGAATTTCTGGGCGCTGAAATATTGGAAGTCTAATTCAATAGCTGGTTCAGCAACTAATGCCACTGCGTCAATGCCTTCGAATTCATTCTCCTCATCAATTGTTAATTTTACTACTTTCATATTTGTTATTTTATTCCTGTGTTATAGAAGTTACGAAAAGTATCTTTAATATCCACGCTATTTTATCCTGATATTTGTCTTCTAGCGTTTAACTTTGCTTCTGCTTCTTGATTTGATGTTATATCCCCTGATATTACAAAGGCTTGTACCGCTGATCCTTCAACATTCGTTTCAGGTGATACACCTAAATCTATATTAGCTGGATCAATTGATGGTGCTGCAGGTACTGGTGGTGCTGTAATATTAGTACTTCCACCTCCGCTAGCACCAGCTGTTGCTGCTGCTCCTTTTGCTGCACCAACTGCACTTTTTACTGCACCAATAATTCCTACTGCTTGTGCAACATATCCTATAATTAAAGGTATGTTAGCAGGGAATGGTAATGCTGAAGATGTTTTAGCTAATCCAGCTGCTGAATCGGCTGTTGCTTCTGCACCTTTTAATGTTGAATTGGTAACTGCAGTTTTAGCGTTTGATAACGTTGATTTAACGTTTACAATTAATTCCTGTAATAATATAGCTTGTTTAGCAATTAATGCTGCT